GAAATGTGATATCATTTCGTGATAAACATATTCTTCCCCTTTACAGAATTGAATTTCGTTATCCAAAATCATACATTTATCAACACCATATTCATTTAGGTTATAGTCTAAAACACGAATTCGTTGATATTTATTACGTTTATCGAGTAACTTTTTGGCTCCGACGGTTCTATTCAAAAAGTCGACATCTGTCTCGAACCATAATATCTGAAAGATTATGACTAATAGAATCAGTAGAATGATACCAATTATGCGTTCATCCATATATATTATCATACATAAAGATTTTGAACGTATTCATAATAGATGAAGCTTCTTATCAAAAAGCTATCAGATGATTCTATTATTCCTACACGGGCCTCCCCTGGATCTGTCGGGTATGATTTATACAGTACCATCGACATGTTCATCCCTCCATTAGAGAGGGGTATCGTAAGTACCGGTATTGCAGCTACCATTCCCATGGGTTGTTACGGTAGAATTGCTCCCCGTTCCGGCCTGGCCGTAAAATTCGGTATTCAGACTGGGGCGGGTGTGATTGATCCTGATTACACCGGTGAACTAAAGGTGATCCTGTTTAATCAGGGTGGTCAACAATTTGAAATTAAAAAGGGAGATAAGATTGCCCAACTTATTATGGAAAAATGTGAACTCCCTCTCATCGAGGAAGTTATGGCAATTGGTGATACCGAGCGCGGAAACCGTGGCTTCGGTTCATCTGGTTAACCGTAAATAATATAATAACTATGAGTATTTAGTTACCGAAAGCAACTCCGCCCATACCGTCTTTTATCTTTAATATGTTATAATTGACTGTATATGCACGTACAATGGTACCATTCCTAGCACCCCCTTTAAGTACCAATTTAGCGCTGTCGATACGACTGAAATTTAAACTACCACTGGGCTGCGATCGGTTCAGTGTTAAACAAAATGGCCATGTAAAAGTAGACACGGTACTTAAGGCAGCTGGAGGAAGCACTGTACAATGCATCTCGGGAACAACGTTGTGATGATAAATCGCGCTCATCTCTTCAAATAGGGGGGTTCCGTTGATGTATAAAGTAGAAGTATCGAATGTGAAATTGGTGTCCCATTGCTGATTATCGGCCTCCGACGATACGACGTGAACAGCCTTACAAGGGTGATTGAAATAGGTTAGATCTACGTCGGTGTCTGTGGGAGTCATGGGCTGAAATTGTGTCTGTGTAATAAGAATTTCGTGGTCCTGTTTGACTATAAGTTCGCGTTCATCAGTATCTACGTATACGTAAGTACCGTAAACTTTGGGGGCAGCAAGACCGGGACGGGTCATACCAGACCTGCAACGAATGCGTAACTCTACCTGATGGAATTGGAGTGCGGTGAGAGGAAGCGATTTGGTCCAATCCTCTGAGAAGAAGAATGGTAAGACATAATGATCACATCCACCAGTGGTGGTACCATATGCATTTTCTGGAATTTCATCTAGAGTTACAGAGCATGACGCCTTAGCCTGATCCTGTTTGTACAGTAAATTGTGTACACCCTGGATGAATAAAGAATCAAGGCGAGTAACCTCTTGACCACCGATCCACAAAGAAAACTCAGTTGTACTGGGATCGTCCCTACCAAAAAATCCATTGACGTTGTCGCCGGTGGATGAAACCCCTGGACCTTCAATCCATATGTAACTTAAAAGGTCACCCTTGGTTCGAAGAGGAATTACTACTTCGTTACCGGCTCCAAATGTACCCACGTAATCAAGGCGCTCAGGCTTGATCGAAAAATTCGTATGACGTTTATAATTTTGGTGGAAAAATGAAACTTGGGGTGACCCAGTAATGAATACATCCTGGGCTCCCTTTGACACGAGGTCAATCAAAGCAGCTGACATTTATTAGTATATGATATTAAAAATTTACCGCTATAACGAATTATGGTACAGTTCCATGTTTTAACATGGGATGCACGTGACGAAGATCACCAACATATAATCAGGATGTTTGGAAAAACTATCGAGGGAAAATCTGTATGTGTGACTACACCCTTTAAACCATACTTCTTCCTGAAAGTTCCTGCTATTATGAATGCGGCTGATACAATTAAACACGTGACGGATATATGCCCGGATATAGTTCGTTGTGATGTAGTCAAAGGGAGAGACATGGAAGGATTTCAGAACGATGAAAAACGATCTTTTATTCAAGTTACATGCAACAACCTATTGTCTCGACGTTTTATAAGTAATAAGTTGAGAAAGACCAATAAAGACACCCTTAAAAGGGCTATGGCTCAGATGAAACAAAAAGAATGCGATGTTACCTTAGCTGAGGAACGTACTAGACGTCTTTCTGAGGAACATGAAAGATTCGCTGGAAGCAAACAGGTTGAATATTTACGTGGAATTTTAGAGCGATCTAAAAAGGAGGTGACTAAAATCGAGGCTGTAAGTTCTTTGCGACTATACGAAGCTAATTTGGACCCCGTTTTACGATTCATGCACCGAACAGGTATTCAGTCTACTGGATGGGTAGATACAGGCTTAATGGATAAAAACGGTAGACCTAGTTGTATAAAAGATTCTCATGCATTGGTAGACATTGATCTATACTGCGCAAATTGGAAACACCTTAAACCGCATGGAACGACAGATGCGGCACCTTTTGTTATGGCTTCACTCGATATAGAATGTTATAGTTCAACAGGTAAGTTTCCAGATCCACAGGTCCCCGGTGATGTATGCTTTCAGATCGCACTATCGCTCCTGAAATTCGGTGATTCCGAACCATTCGAGAAAATTTGTTTTTGTTACAAGCAAACAGATACCAATCTAGAAGGTTCTATTATAAAATCGTATAATACGGAAAAAGACATGCTAATGGCTTTTAGTGAATATTTACGTGAAAAGGATATTGATATTATAACAGGTTGGAATATTTTTGGTTTTGATTTGGAATATATTATAGAGCGCGGGATTTATAACGTTTGTCCACTTATCTTCTTTCAGATGAGTAAGCTCAAGAATTATACGTGCGAGCTACTGAAGAAGAAGCTTTCCTCGAGCGCTCTCGGGGATAATGAGCTGAAACTCGTACCTATGCCCGGAAGATTTATCTTCGATCTATTTCATGAAGTAAAGCGTGAATATAAACTAGACTCTTATAAACTTGATAATGTATCGAAATTGTATCTCGGCGATAACAAGATTGATATGTCTCCAAAAGAAATGTTTCGTCGATTTGAAGAAGAAGATCCCGTAAAGCTGAAGGAAGTTGCTGAGTACTGTATTAAAGATACATTATTACCTCATAGACTCGTGGATAAATTATGTACGTTTGTTAATTTGCTTGAGATGGCAAAAGCCACATGGGTACCGTTGTCGTATCTTGTAGAGAGAGGGCAGCAAATAAAAGTATTTAGTCAGTTGACTAAAAAGGCTCGTGAGATGGGGTTTAAGGTCCCTACGTATGAATATGGTCACACAGATAACACGGGATACGTGGGGGCTACTGTGCTAGAAGCGCAATCAGGTGCATATTATACACCTATCACAGCCCTCGATTTCGAAGGTCTGTATCCATCTATCATGATGGCTCACAATCTTTGCTATTCTACACGGGTATTGGATAAGAAGTATATGGATATTCCGGGAATCAAATATGAAAAATTCGGTGATCATGTCTTTGCTCAAGATGTACCTAGTATTCTTCCGAGTATTCTTATAGAGCTTAAGGCGTTTAGAAAACAGGCAAAGAAGGATATGGCTAGAGCCACCGGTGCAATGAAACAAATGTATAACGGTAAGCAGTTAGCATACAAAATCAGTATGAACAGTGTGTATGGATTTACTGGGGCATCAAAGGGTATTCTTCCCTGCGTGGCTATTGCATCGACGACTACTATGAAAGGTCGAAGTATGATTGACGAAACAAAAGCATACGTTGAAAAGCATTATCCGGGATCTATCGTACGTTATGGGGATACAGATTCGGTCATGGTCGAATTTGATGTACAGGGGCGAACAGGAAAAGAGGCTATTGAGTATAGTTGGGAATTGGGTGAGAAAGCTGCAGGAGAATGCACGAAGCTTTTCAAGGCTCCGAATAATCTTGAACTCGAGAAAGTGTATTGCCCATACTTCCTCTATAGTAAGAAACGTTACGCTGCGAAATTGTGGACCAAGAATAAAGAAGGGGAAATGAACATGGATTATATAGATGTAAAAGGGTTACAACTTGTTCGCCGTGATAATACTCCTTATATGAGAGAAGTGTGTAAAGAGTTGCTAGATGTAGTTCTCGATAGTAACGGTACAGACGCACCCAAGGCTCTTGCTCGGAAAAGAGCGGTCGAGTTACTCGAGGGAGATGTTTCGAATGAGAAACTCATACTAAGTCAGTCTCTATCTGATTCATATAAAGTGAAAGGGGAACGTGTATCTATAACCAGTGATGAGATTGTAAATATCAGTCAAGCGCATGTACAAGTGGTTCGAAAAATGAGAGATCGACAACCCGGGTCCGAGCCACAATCAGGGGATAGAGTACCTTATATTCTTATCAATACAGGTGACCCGAAGGCCCGTGCATTTGAGAAATCGGAAGATCCGATATATGCAAGTGAACATCGACTCCCGGTCGACTATCCATATTATTTCTTGAACAAGTTCCTAAACCCTGTATGTGATTTACTTGACCCCCTTTTCGAGAATGTGAAAGACGAGATTTTTGGAGAACTTCTTATGCGAGCCAAACCTCCGAAAAAAACAAAGAAAAATACC